CGCTAGATAACTCTAGCCATTCAGACCTTAGCGGCTACAGCGATAAGTAGTAGGAAAGACATGGATATTACAGAGCAACAAAATGAGTTGATTGAAGCTAACGGTGGTAAAGCATCACCCGAACTTGCAGCGCAGCTTTTAGAGCAAGCGTTAAATGGCGATACCGCAAATGCGGAAAATGGTGGTGTGCCAGACACTACTCAATATGAAGGTGGTACAAATCCGAATAGCGAAGGCAATACGCAGAATGTTGGAGCGCAGGCACAGCAGCAGCCGATTGATGAAAGTCAGTTAAATGCTGAAAATGCCGTGGTTCTTGCAAAAGATGGAAAACATACCATTCCTTTTGAAAAGCTTGTAGAAGCACGTTCACAAGGTCAGGAGTGGAAGCAGAAGTTTGATGAAGCGCAGCAACAATTAGCGCATCTTCGAGCTGAAGCACAGCAACGTCAAGAAGAAGGTCAAGCGGCAACGCTACAAGACAACCAAGCGAATCTCGCTCAGCAAGCGATTGATCAGGGTGTAGATCCTGCAATCTTTGGTGATTTCAGTGAAAAGGACTTGGCAGCAGGTATTCAAAAGCTTGTTGATGATCGTGTAGCGCAAATGGTTGATCAACGTGTGAATGCAGCACTATCACCGATGCACCAACAGCAGCAGATCAGTGCAGAGCAAGCACACTTTAATGAAATCTTTACGGCGCACCCTGATGCCGAATCTATTGTAGAATCACAAGAGTTTGGCAACTGGATTAATAAGCAACCTAGCTTTGTTCAATCTGCGTATGAAACAGTCCTTAATCAAGGTAATGCGGCTCAGGTCGTAGAACTTTTAGGATTATACAAGTCGAATACCCAATCAGGTCAACAAGCTGCTCAACCTGCCAATGATGCAGTAAAGGCAGTAGCGCAAAAAGCTGTGAGTCAGGCTCAAACACCACCACCGAACAGTCTGAGTGATTTGCCTGCTGGTAGTCCTGCTGGTGTTTCTCGTGATGAGCGTTTGGCAGCAATGTCGCCAGCGCAACTTGCAGAGGAAATGCAAGGATGGACACCCGACCAAGTGGAGCAATTTCTCAATAGACGTGTTTAAACATACGTGATGAGAGTATTTGAAACATGACTACTAAAACTAACGCAAGTTATGGCGATAAGACCAATTTAGTTACCCAAGCGGTAGGTCTGTTCGCTACACACATGAATCGTAACAGCACCTTAAACCTATTGGCTGGGAAAATGCCTAAGGGCGAAGCAGGTGCGGAAGCGACTCTCCGTAAACAAACCACGTCCCATATGCCTATTGTTCGTGTTCAGGACTTAGGAAAAGGGCGTGGTGATGAAGTAACATTCCACTTACTAAATCCAGTCGGTGCATATCCAATTATGGGTAGTGCGTATGCTGAAGGTCGTGGTGTGGGGATGTCTTTGAATGAAGATCGCCTACGTGTGAACCAAGCTCGTTTCCCTGTTGATTTGGGTAACGTGATGTCACAGATTCGTAGCCCAGCTGATTTGCGCAAACTTGGTCGTCCAGTCGCTCAGAACTTGATGGATCGCTATTGTGATCAGTCATTACTGGTGCATATGGCTGGTGCACGTGGTTCTCATAACAACATTGAATGGGTTATTCCTAAAGATAATCATAAAAACTTCAATGAAATCATGGTAAACCGTGTTAAAGCACCAACTAAAAACCGTCACTATGTTGTTGATGGTTCTGGTGTGCAGAGCGTTAAAAGCAATGCAGGTGAGTTTGATATTGCAACAACTGATCTATTTACAATGGATTCAGTTGATTCAATGAAAACTGTTCTGGATCAAATTGCTTTACCACCACCTATTTGTAAGTTTGAAGGTGATGCAGCCGCAGAAGATAGCCCAATCCGTGTTTGGTTGGTTTCTCCAGCACAATACAACAAATTTGCAGCACAACCTGGTTTCCGTTCATTCCAATCTGCATCACTTGCGCGAGCAAGCCAAGCGAAGCAACACCCATTGTTCTTAGGTGACGTTGGTTTGTGGAATGGATTTATTATCCGCAAAATGCCACGTCCAATCCGTTTCTATGCAGGCGACACAATTAAATATTGTGCTTCGCATGACAGTGAAACTGAATCAGATTTAATCGTGCCATCAAGCTTTGGTACCACTTTCGCTGTTGACCGTTCAATTATTTTGGGTGGACAAGCAATTGCGGAAGCAATGGCTGCAAGTGATAAGTCTGGTGTGCCTTTCTTCTGGTCTGAAAAAGACCTTGATCATGGCGATAAATGGGAATTATTGATCGGTGCCATTCGTGGTACATCAAAAATCCGTTTCGCTGTTGATACTGGTGAGCGTACAGAATTTACCGACTATGGTGTAACTGTTGTCGATACCGCTGTGCCAATCATTGGTGCTAATCAGTAATTGTTTTGGGTATGTCCAGTTATGGGCATACCTCATCTTATTCTAATCCTTGGAGATTTTTAAAATGGCGACAATTAAGAAGAAGCCTAGTGGTTATGGTCAGTTTGGTGGATTCTCACCATATGGCAATGTTACAGCGTTAGCATTTTTTCTTGCCACGAATGCTTCAGGTGCCGTAATTGATTCAGATGCTACAGCAGCACTTGCGAGTGGTGATGTGATTGATCTCGGTGAGTTACCTGAAGGTATGCGCCTTGATGATGCTCAAATCCTGATTAAAACAGGTATGACAGCCACCGTTACAGGTTCACTTGGCTTTAAATATGTTGATGGTGATAGTACAGAAGTACCACAAGATGCAGCATATTTTATCAATGCTGGTGATCTTGCAACAGCAGGTCGATTACGTGCTAATACAGGTAAATTGGTAACCTTGCCTAAGGCTGCACGATTGATTTTAACCACTGGTGGCGCAGCGAATGCCAAGGCAAGCGACATCAAGGTTATTGTCAGCGGTGAATTGACAGGTCCTCGTTAATGTTTTGATGGTGTAGGTTTTAGATAGACCTACACCATTCTTTTTATTTTTTAACTTATTACGGTGATAAGATGAAAACGATTGCAATAGCGATGATGTGTCATGCAATTAATGCTGCATATTGCCAATCAATGGGTGATGACAGCCAACCAACATGGGATGATGCGCCTGATTGGCAGCGTAACAGTGCGATTGCTGGTGTGGAAATGCATTTGGCAAATCCAGATGCGACACCAGAACAGTCACATGAAAGCTGGTATAAACAAAAAGAAGCTGAAGGCTGGAAATATGGTGAAGTCAAGGATGCGGAAAAGAAAGAGCATCCATGTTTTTTACCTTATGAAGAATTGCCACCTGAACAAAAGGCTAAGGATTATTTGTTCCGTACAACGGTGCATTTGGTTAAGCACTTGCCTGATCCTGAAGATTACTTGGCATTGAGTGCGGAAGTTGTGAATCTACGCCAAAAGGTTGAGCATCAAAAGAATGTCGCAATTAATACAGCGACAATCACCCCAACCAATGTTGTTCAAAAATCTGCTGGTGTATCAATTCAGTATATTGGAAATAAATCTCTATATACCGACCACTTATACGAATCAGCTTTAACCTTTGAACAAGGTCAAGTGCGATCAATTCCAAGTGATTTGGCAACCAAGTTTTTAAAACATCCTGAGTTTACTCGTTATGAGGGTGAGCCTGAATCTATTTCGGGTGAATCTACCGAGCAAGGCTTAGATGATGATACGTCAAGTATTCTCAATCGCTCTAAAGAAAAACAGCAAGAAGAAATTGATAAAGAAAATAAAATTCTTGATGAAATTGAAACGATTGGAAAAATGACAAAGGCTGGTTTGGTTCAATATGCTTTAGAAAAGTATGAGCAGAAACTTAGCCCACAAAAAAATCTTGATGAATTAAAAGAGTCAGTTACTCAAATGATTCATCAATATGGGGTTGTGTAATGCAGCTAAATGACCTGATCAGCCGTTTTCGTACACTGGCCAACGATAAAGTAGAACCATATTTTATTGATGATGCTAGTGTCATTGATTGGCTTAATGATGCCGTAAGTGAAGCGTGTATCCGTGGTCGTTTATTGCATGAATCTCAAAACAATGATGTTTGTAAGATTAATATATTGATTGGTTCATCTCGTTATCAGTTGCATGAATCGTTATACGAATTGACTCGAGTGTGGTTCCAGCCAAGCGATGGAACAAAAGGGCAATACTTGACTTTAATGTCAGCTGAATTACTCGATCATTATTATGATGGTGAGAATTGGCGAGTGAAACAGGGTAAACCTGAACACATTATTCAGGATGATACAGGTATTCGTCTTGTTCCAATTCCTGATGTAGGCGGTGAATTGCACCTAGAGGGTTATCGTGTGCCATTTTCAGCAATGCAAAATGATACGGATAAGCCAGAGATCAATCAGATTCATCATATCCATTTGATTCAATGGGTCTTACACAAAGCGTTTAGCGTACCTGATTCTGAGTTCTTTGATCCGAATCGGTCAGCAATTGCAGAGCAGGAATTTACAGACTATTTCGGTATTCGCCCTGATAGTGATTTACGACGTATTACTCGTGAGGATATACCGCATAACGTTATTCCATTCATGCCATGACTTGCTTGTGACATAAGCACCCCTGTAAGGCTAAAGCTTTTCAGGGGTTTTTTACATAATGAACTTACTTATTTTATTTAATCATGCACAAATATGGGCAAACGTATTATTGATTTAAAGACCGAAGATACGCTTTACATTGGCGGTGCTAAAGTTCAATTGATCAAAAAATCAGGACAATTGGCTCGAATTTGTGTTGAAGCAGATAATCACATTGAAATTAACCATAAGCGCATGAGTGCTTTCGATTCAGTTACGGAGACTCAAGCACATGGCAAACACACTCTATGATTTTGCACGTCAGCGTTTTTTAGAAGCGCAGATTAATTGGATGACCGACACAATTAAGGTGATCTTAGTTGATACAGGTGCATACACACCTCAAACGTCTGTTCACCAATACTTGTCTGATATTCCAACGTCTGCACGTATTGCAGGTCCAGTGACTCTTACTGCGAAAGCTACAACTGGTGGTGCTGCTGATGCAGCAGATATCACATTTTCAGCTGTCACAGGGGCTTCAATCGAAGCAATTGTGATTTATGCAGATACAGGGACTGAATCAACTAGCCCACTGATTGCATTTATCGACACAGCAACAGGCTTAAATTCGGTGAGCCTCTATCAAGTAATTGATAGCAATCGTTTGGCAGCTTGACCGATTACGCCAAACGGCGGGGATTAACGATACAGTTCCCGTAAAACTTTGTGAATTGCTGGAAACCCCTTAGAGCCTTAAACACCACAACGTCACTAGAAATGGTAAGCGTGAAGGTTTGAAAAGATTAAGGATTGGGCAATCAGCAGCCAAGCACCGTACAGGTGAAGGTTCAACGACTAGCCGCAAGGCGTACACTCAAGCGAGTGGAAGTGCAAAGCCCCTGATAGCAGGGTGAAGATATAGTCTAATCTGCAATGAAAGTTGCAGCAGTTTGAAAGGACGGTCTAACAGGTAGCGTGGTTAGATGAATATTTTGATTATCGTTACTTGGGATAATGGGACGAACAAGATTTTTAAGGTTTGACCTATTACACCAAATAAAAGTATAATCACTCACAGCGTATCTGTCAAGTTGTGAGTGATAATGAAAACTAAACTTTGTTCATTATGTAAAGCTGAAAAGGCGATCAGCCATTTTCACAGCAATGTTGCAATGTCGGACGGCTTGCATTTTTACTGTAAAGACTGCCATTCGCAGACAGTTAAAAACAGGCGAGAGCTTTCGAGGGAGCGTCTAATGTTAGCGAGAAATGTTGAGCAATTTATCGTTGATCTCACTCAAACCTTAAAAGCTAAAGGGTGGAGTGTAAATTTTTTTGCAAAAAAGGCGTGTTTGAAGAACTCCACGATTTACGACTGGATAAAAGGTCGCAAATTACCTAGTGCTTCAAGTCAACATCTAGTTTGTGAAATGTTGAATATCCCGTATGACACTGTTGCTTTCGCAACCGATTCTGAGGGTAGATACCCTGACGGTATAGGGTTTTGCGACTGTGGTAAGAGATTCCCAACCTATAATAAATCTTTCAACAAATATTGTTCTATAGAGTGTAAAAATGTTGCTCAGTCCACTAGACAATTTGGCGAAAGAAACCCTATGTATAAAGATGGTCGAAAAGTGACAGATCAAGGATATATACAACTATTAATAGGTAAAGGGAACCCTATGGCGAATAAAGGTGGGTATGTTCTTGAACATCGTTACGTTATGAGTAAACACTTGGGAAGAACATTGCGACAAGATGAGGTAGTTCATCATATTAATGGTGATAGAACTGATAACCGCTTAGAGAATTTAGAGTTGTGTCAAATATATTCTAAGGAAGATCGACACCCACCTGGTCAAAGACTTGTTGACAAGGTAATAGATATGCTTTCATCTTTGCAACAGCAGGAATTGCTTTTGGTGCAAAAGGCTTTGGAGGATAAGTTACATGAATAGCAAAGTTAAGCCACCTACGCAAGCCGTAGGTGTCGCAGGTTTTAAAGCTGATTTATATGCCAGTGATATTAAAAAAATTGACTGGCATATATTGATTCATTTACCCAAGTTTCAAATGTATGTAGTGCAAATGTCAGGTGGTAGTTATGGCACACATGGCAATATCATGGAATGGATTAAAGGCTACATACAAGATCGTATTCAATCCTATGGCGAGCAAAACCTTTTTGATGAATACGCTAATTGGCATGATGCTAAGGGTTATTGGAAGAATGAAGATTATTATGGCAACCTGATTAACGAGGTTTAAGTGTGGCGGCAGTTGAAATCGACTTCTCACAGTACGGTCACTTTGATAGCTTTTCAATTGTTCGTAGCACATCACCCATGTCGGTAACTTCGCTACCAACACCTATCGTTGAAAATTTAAAAACCATGCACTACCTGGATACAACAGTTACTCCAGGTGCAACTTATTATTATCGTGCGATTGCTAAATTGGGAACTCAGATTGAAGTAAGCGACGAATTGAAAATTGTTTGTGTAGACCGATTAGTCACACGGCTATCTTTTAGTACCTCGGGTACTGTGGATGCACGAACTAAAGTGGTTTACAGTTGGTACGGAACCCGTACATATACAAGTAATTATGTCAATCTACCTGGTTCAGTCTGGGCTGATATTGCATCTTCTGCTCAATTTAATTTTGGTGCCAAGGACTTTAGCATTATTCATGAGGTCTATTTAACCAATCTATCCGATTGGCGAATATTGCTTAGTGGAAAATATTATACTGGCAGCTATGTTCAATATGGTTTTGTAAGTGGTTATCTTTATTTTTCAGATGACTTTAACGGTATAGGTACAATTATCGCAAGCACAGCGGTAACGGTTAATACTTGGGTAAAAACCGAATTGCGCAGGGTCGGTACATTGCTATCGATACTCATCAACGACGTGACAGTTGCATCCGTAACGATCCTAAGCACAAATCTAATTAACTTTAACCCTAACAATAACGGGACAAGGCTTTTCAATATTACCTGGTCAAGTGAAAACTCACCGATCATAGGGCGATGCAGAAAATTTGAAGTGAGCCGTACACCATGAGTATAGAAAAACCGTATGGAATTGGCGCAGTCTATTATGATGGTACTGTTGATCCTACAGTATTAAAAAAACCTGTTCGCCTAACTGCGGTATACGATTTAGATGCTGGCTCAACACTACAAGGATTCAGTTTAATAGGTTTTAACGCACAGTCCTTTGGTAATGTGCGATTAACATATAAGCGATCAATTACATTTTCCGGATTTAATGCGAATGTATTTGGTTCTGCATCGATCAAGAATAAAAATGAAAAAATTGATCTTACCCCTCCTTGGTGGGATATAGATCAAAACCTATTTACAGAATATGGATATGCAAAGGTTGAGCTTTGGAAACGCTATACTTATGCATGGGAATTTGATGCTTCGATATTCGGAACAGCCAAAGTTTTAGGTGGTGTTAAGTTTGTCAATACTTGGGGTGATGATACCGCAATAATTCCGGCACCGTTAGTTGTAAATACTCGCGCTGATCAATACGCCGATTTGAGTGGTCTAGGTATTGAGCCGCCAGTATTGGACCAACCTAATGTTTCACCTCAAATTGTTTATGCCAGTCAATTCTCGGCTACACAATGGGGGAATCCTTTAGTCCAATTCCCACCACGGCCTAAAGGATTTGATGCTTCATTATTTGGTACCGCATGGGTTTCACATAGTCCGCGATACTTAGAGCCTAACTATATAGATGCCTTTAATTCAGGCTATGGCAAAGTATTTGACCCTACTCAGAAAATATATGTAACTGGTGTAAATACAGTAATTGCTGGCGGTATCTTTGGTGACATTTCGGCAAAAAATACTAGAAGAATAATTGCAGTATCAGGTTTATATTCACAATCATTCAGTGATTGGCCTATTGTAGAAAGTAATCTTAAAAATATTATTCACTCTGGTTTTGATTCAAGAAGTTTTGGCATAACCAATATCTACAACAAATCGCCCTCTATTGCACCCATTGGAATTAACAGCTTTGCTGGATTAGATTCTGCCATTGGTTATCGTATTCGCACACTAAAGCCAAGTGGTTGGTATCAACCGAAATTTGGTATTCATACGCTTACCAAAACTCCTGAGTTAAAGCCTGATGAATTTAATCAAAGCGCCTTTGGCTCTACATGGGTTTCAAACAAAACTCGAAGTATTTATGCTGGACTTGGGCGCGAATCTCTTGCCATTGGTGAGATTACTGTTTGGCACTTTGCAAGATATTTAAAGCCAACAGGTATCTTTAACGATGGGTACGGAGCGCCACGTGTAGAACATGGGCGTAGAACAATACTCGCTAAAGGTTCAATTCATTCTGTTTATGGTGGCAGTGCGTTGGTATCCTATGCGGTACGGTCATTATCGCCAAGTTCTATAACTTATCCGAACATACCTATTCATCGTGTAGGCGGTACACAGCATATCCAGCCTTTTGGATATATCGCAACATTGTTTGGTAGTCGTATTATCCCTGAAAGCCAGTCGATTTATCCGCAAGGTTTCATCAATCCATTTGGTTTAACAGTTGTAGATTTATGGAAGAAATATATAAAACCAAGTGGCTTTTTAACTATAGGGCAAGAGGGTGGTCATCGGTTTGGTACTGCGAAATTTTGGAATTTAAGACAATACATTGTTCAATTTTACGATGGTGATAGTGGCTTAGTCCCGCCTAAATGGGCGGGTTGGACAAGTATTGAGAATCGAAACAAAACAATTGGTGCTATAGGGAGTAATTTTGCACGTGTTGGTGAGCCTAATATTGAAAACAAAGCGCGTTTATTGTCTCCAAGTGGGTTAAGTGCATTTACTTTTGGTCAGGCAATGATTGCTGATCGAATAAGGAAATTAAAACTACAAGGTATTGAACCACCTTATATCAGTAGTTGGTCAGTGATTTACAATGCTTCACCTGTTATTGCTCAAAAAGGTTTTAAAGCTGATGCCTTTGGTATAGCAACAATTCTGAATACTCGTAGATATTTTAATCGTATCGGGAATTTTGAAAGCCTTGAGATGGGCAAACCAATGATTGCTGATCGGATCAGAACTATAAAATTTGAGCATAGGTATACGATTTCACCTCCATATATTCCTATACATTCAGTCCATCTATACACACGCTATATCGAAGAAGTAGGTCGATTCGATGATCACCAAGCTTTTGGAAATCCATCATTAAGTATTCACTGGAATATCATTACTCCACGTTGGACTATGCGAGATGCTTATGGCACACCAATAATTAAAAATCTTACACCAGAGCTGGGGACACGTGGGCGCAATAGTGAAGAATTTGGACAGGCGGTTATTCGTACACAATGGCGTGAATTATTACATTTAGGTAGCGAAACGGTTTTATGGGGTAGAAGTGAAATAGCATTTAGAGATCGACAACTCTCAGTGAATGGATTTACTCAGTGGAATGTGCCAAGACCTAACGTAACCAAGACAGGTGTGCCACCATACTATCCTCAATATATTTGGCTAGATGCAGTTGAAATAGATGGTACACAAAATGATGGTCACGGTATTGAACCGCCACCTAGATTGAATGGACAAGTTCCAAGACCATCCTTGAGAACAAATGTATTAAAACCAATAGGTTTTGTGGCAACAGAATATGGTAGTCATTACACACAATCTAATGGGATATTGGTGCATCCTGGCTTGCAAGAATTGACAATTGGCAATCATTTTGTTGGGCTAAAAAATAGAAGTATTTTTCCAACTTCTATCGCTAGCCTTGCAGCTCTTGGAAAACCAAGGTTCTCCCCACATACCATCTATGCAATGATGGAAGCACCTGAACAAGCGAAGATAAATCACCCTTATCAAAATTTACATCCGATTAATTATCATGGATCAGCTGCTCCAGCTGGTGAAATATTTGGAACAACTACTATTACGTTACAACATAGAAACTTAAGTAATGTTGGCTTGGAGCTTCAAAGCAGATCAAGTGATGGACACAAACTTGAATTAAAAAAGCATTTTATTAATTTAACAAATTATGGTTTTAGAAGTTGGCGTGTTGGGTTTCATGTGGTTGGTCCATTTGACCAAAGAGTTGAACAATTTGATTCAAGTGATATGCAAAGTTTTGGTCGTCCATCTTTAAGTATTCCTTATGGTGGGGCGTATCATATAAAACCAATTGGAATTTCATCACCTATGTTGAATAAACATATGATCGATTTCTTTAATCGCATAGTTCAACCCCATGGTACAGATCAATTAAATATGGGTACCAGACTAAATGATGATAAGCCATTTATGTGGCAAGGGTTACGAGTAGGTGAGCTAGTTAGGGGCAACTATGGTGGTTTTGAAAATGAAGCCTTTGGTCAGACATGGGTTTCAAATAAAATCCGTGAACTTTCAGTTAATGGTTTTGAATCCTTTGTATGTGAATATGATTACACGGCTTTTGATAAGAGAATGCGTGTTTATAGAAAAACAATACCACGACCACAGATTCATATTTCACCTGTAGGGTTTGATGTATCACGACTTGGTGTTCTTAATATAAAACCAGCAGTGCATTATATTCGTCCAGATGGTAATGCTGATCAATTTAGGAAAGGGGCTTTTTGATGGCAGCTTTAAAGTTATTTCCCATTGCTGGCATGAATAATGTTGTTGCAGATGATGGGCTTCAAAAGGGTGGAGATGCTCCAAAAACTTATGTACGTGATGCTGTTAATATTGATATTACAGATACAGGTCGGGTTAAATTACGACAAGGCTCAAAGCAAGCTTCGCATTTGAAGTTTCAAAATATTTGGCAAAGTCCTTTACATAGAGATGTGTTTGCAACTTTAGGTGGTCAACTTGTCAAATTAGATCCACAGACATGGCAGTACGAAGTATTAGCCGATCTTGGTTCAACTCAATTAAATTATGAAGTGATTAACAATCTTGTATATATTGCAACAGGAGTTGGCTTGTGGACATACAATGGAAACACTCTACAGCCATTAACAATTGAAACACCTTCAATTCCAATGATTACCATGCAAAATTATGGCGGATCATTGAAAAGTGGAACTTATAGTGTAGCGATTGCCTGGTTACGTGGTGAACAAGAATCTTCATTATCGCAAATTGCATCAGACCGTATAGAATCTATTTCAAATAGTAATCTTGATGATCAGGCATTTGCCAGTATTCAAATAAATTTACCTTATTGTTTTGATTCTTCTATTACCCATGTACGAATTTATGTGACTGATCGAAATGGTGGTGAGTTATTACATCATTCTGATCATCCAATCAGCACAAGTTCAATCACGCTTAGCAGTTTAGACTTAGGTATGGCAGCACGATTTAAAGGTTTATCACCTATGCCTACAGGTCGGTATATGAAATATTGGCAAGGTCGTTTGCTCACAGCAGATAAAAATGTTTTGCGGTTCTCAGAACCGATGGCCTACCACTTACATGATGAGCGTTTTGGTTTTATAGTCATGCCTCAACGTATAACTTTTGTATTACCTGTTGATGGTGGTATTTGGGTTGGTCAGGTAACGCATGTCGTTTTTCTAACAGGAAATAACCCATCGGAAATGACATTTCATCCTAAAACCTCTCATGCGCCAGTACCTGATAGTGTAATTGAAATTGATAATAATGATATTGGTTCTGACATATCACAAGGCGGTAATACAACTGCATTATGGCTAGCAGAGAATGGTTATATTCTTGGAACATCGAGTGGTCAGATTATTGAGTTACAAGCTGGCATATTAAAAGGAATCACTGCAAAGTCTGGTAGGTCTGTAAGGCTAGGGAGAAGGGTTACAACCATTGTAACGTGATGTCATTGTTTACTTACATGGTGCTTGATGATGAACACGAAAGACCTAGAAAATGATTTAAAAGCTGAAAATTACCAGATGACTGAGCAAGGTATCTATTTTCCAAAGCAAGGTATTTTGGCGCAAGGTGAATATTTTGACCGTATTAATGGCGGTGAGTGGCAAACAACTCACAACCTTGTGGTCAATGAGGGTCTTGCACATTTACTTAATGTGGCAATGGGGACAACTGCGAAACCAGCAGGTTATTATCTTGCATTATTCAGTGGTGCAACAGCACCAGCAGCGAATTGGACAGCAGCAAACTTTTCATCGGTTGCGGCTGAAATTGTGAGTATGACTGAGGGTTATACCAATGCCACACGCCCACAATGGACACCACAAAATACAACAACCAATTCAATTGATAACTTCAATGCAGTGGCTAAAGTGACGATTGCTACATCATCACAGCTTACTGTAACTGGTGCTGCACTGCTGACAAATAGTACAAAAGGTGGAACGACAGGTACCTTAATTTCAGCATCAAAATACACAGCAGCACGTGTATTCCAAAATGGTGATGAATATGAAATCGGTTATCGTTTGAGCTTTACAGCAGCGTAAAGATGCACAGTCCACGTCCTTATGGGCTTTTGGTACTGGATGGTAAGTTAAGTGATCGTGACCAGTTGTTTATTGATCAGGAACTTAAAAAGCTAACAAACCAAAAGACCGTATCCAACTTAGACAACATCAGGCAGGTCAAGAACTTGCCTGATGGTGGCTATGTCATTTTGCAAGATATGGCGGGGATATTAAAAGCCATAGCCCATAAAGAACTATCGTTTGATGAGTTTGAACTGGATGGTTTTGCAAAACTCTATATCCCTATGCTGTATAGCGGAGTAATCACCAAAGCTAGAGTAAGAAAAGAAGATGGTGTTGGCCTAAAAATTACAGAGCAAACGCGTAGGCGTTTAATCAATTATTCTAAAGAATTGGATTTACCTAATAAAGAATTGCATTTACAACGATTCATTATTGAACCTAATGCTCAAGTAGTACCTGAGTTTATACCGAGAAATAATTTTAGCGACTTCATCACCACTCAATACGCGCAGCAGCTACCAACATGGTATAGCGGAGCAATGGCTGAGGTGATGCAGATTGTTGGTGGATTTGGTCAGCAAAATTTAAAAGACTTGCCTGATAATGCTTTGGAGCGAGCGCGGTTTGAAATTCCTGATAAGTATATAGATCGGATAGCGGAAGATATTGATGGGGTCCGCTTGCCTGCCTATACGGGCGTACCCTCCATTGATGGGAAGTTCCAGTATGATTATAAATTTCATGGCACCAATGGTGTTGTTTTTGATACTACCATGCAACCTTGGTTGATCCGTGTTGCCACAAGTGGTGTCTGGGCAATGCCTTTACCCATCATTCCTGCTACAGCAACATCCGCGTTTAGGGAATATATTGAAGAAGTAGGTGATGATGAAATTTTAAAAATTCTTGACCGTTTTAAAGCTATACCAAGTGGGGAGGGTTTTCCTAATGGAGAAGCATTTGAAGCATGGCGTAGAGCTGGTGTTGTAATAAAAGTGTGTGAAACATCGGATTTTTATTCGTATTTTGCTTATTCATCTACTTGTGGTTGGTCTTTTAACCTAAATGGCTCAGAGGGTTTTAATACTGCTTATGGGTACGATGATAAAGGCTATGCAGTTGGTGTCGCATATAAATTACGCTGTGAGTTTTCGTCTGCTGAAAATCGAGGGCGGTTGAAAGCAGTTAAAATTACAGGTGGAAAAGCCAATGTTATCTCAAAGTATTTATCCAAACTCTATGAAATTTTGCCAAAAGGTGAGCAGAAAACTTTAGCTATCCTATACAAATTGCGACGTGTATCACAAGACGATATATTTTTCCAAGCTGAAACCAGTTTATACAACCCTTTAGGGGTCACTTCAGTAGATGTTGATTATTGGGATAACTTGGAATTAGAACCTATTGCAATATTGAAAGGCAAGGTATCAAAGATTGCACATGGTTATCTATATCATTATCAGAAACCGAAATTCCAGCCACAAATAAAGTTTCCAGTTGTTGAAGTTAATGGGTGTGTTTCTTTTGACTTCTTACCTTTGGGGGTTCAAGGTAATCAGTTGGCAAGTATTGATTCAGTTAAAGCAAGTGGAGCGCCAGACTGCGATACCATCATGTATGGTTATTATGATGAGAATAGCTTAAAAGTCATTAAATATTTTGCAAAATGGAGCAGCCACTTTCGAGAGAAACAAAGTAATTTTGAAGATTATATGACGGTTGGATCATGGGAAGAACGAGCATATGAAGGTAGCTCATCCATTCAAGGTTATTTCTACACCAGTGATCTAGATTTTAGAGATACGGTAGCACCTGTTGAAACTTATACAAAAATCAAGGGTGAGGATAAGGGGTTTGATAGTGTCCCATTCTTTGGATTCAGAGATTTTTTTAGTATGCAGGGTAAAATCTGGCGTAATAGATATTTTACCCATTTAACAAAAACTGAAGCGACTGAGAATAGAAAAATAGAACTTGGTATATGTGTTCCTTTTTTTCAAAGGAATGCCATGCTTTTAGCACGGAATGATTATACGAGTATTGGTCGATATACTGAAAGTTTATCATTAAATGCTGTGCAGGACCCAACAACCTATCGCTATTGGACTTATGACTTTGTATTTGCATGGCGTGACCCACTAGAAAAACAAACTGGTAAACCATCACCGATTAACGGTAGCCCTGTTTGGGTTGAATTAGAGGATTATGGTCCGTACCCAGGTTCAGATTTCGCTGATCAGGGCACTTGGTTACCAAATTTGCCATACGATATAACATGGTTAATCCATCCTAATTCCAATGAGTGGCGACATTCTGGTGGTGGTTATCCTCCTAAAGTTACAGAGTATCGAATAGAAAAAGAAACACCTGCTAAAACCATTGCTGATTTAAATTTTGCAAATGTCTTTGGGTTTTCCCAAATTGTGTATTCATACAAGCCAAATGACTGGTACTTTCTCGCATCGCCTAATGATAATGGTGAGGTATTTTATAGAGATGCCTGTAAGGTTGTATTTGGTGAGAGTGAATATGTAAACATATCAGAAATAGACCAAAACAATCGTCGTTATAGATGGGGATATTGCAGTTTGGTTGATCACAAAATGGCATATCATTTTATTGGAGTAATTAACGAATGACCTTATATCGTGATGATATTCAGGAGACGATTGCGTATTCCAATAATACGATAGGAAAATCTAAAGCAGTCACCGAAGAACTCATTAGAATTAAAGAGGATTCTCTATATCGGCTGTCTGTGTTGTCTGGTGATGTTGTTATAATTACAGATGAATTGGTTGATTCTGCTATTTTCCCTGTTAAAGATGAAATCAATGTGGTTGATCGTTTCACAGGTCGTAAACGCCATGTAGATTTTATCCATGATCAAATCATCGTTTCTGATAATCTAAAAACTCGCCTACGTGCTAAGTCATTGGTTCACGATGAGATTAGTTCGGATTCTGCATCAGAGGACAAACAAAGAAGTATTAGTATTGAGCGATTGTTAATTGCTGAAAATCTCAACACTAAAAAATATAGTCTGTCTAAATTAAATGAAGCCTTAAAAATTAAAGAGAATTTTAAAGCAACTGCTCGTTTTAAAGATTCAATTACTGATGATCTTGATATTTTAGATGTATCTTTAAAGTTTAAATTACGTGCATTTACGAATGATTATGTTATTTATCAAGAAAATTATAGGCTTAAAAAGCTATCACGATCAGTAATTACAGAAACATTAAAAGCACAGGATAGTTGTGTCACTCGATATTCTGATTTTATTGAGGATCATGTTACATACTCAGAACAATATACTCAGCATATAAAGGCAAAACAACGTGTTATTGATACGATCAACATCAATGAGTTGCTAAAGCAGCAGCGTAAAATAAGACAATCAATTTATGAAAGTCTTGGCATTGTAGAGCTTAATCGTGGCAAAAATATTGCCAAGCAATTTGTCAATGACCTTGTTTTTATTGAAGATGATTCTTCTAAAGAAAAACAATATGGATATGCATGGACAGCAAATGTTGATACATGGGCAATGAGCCGTTACCAAGATTATGGCTTTAGTGAATTAGCTGTAATTAATGGTGTGCTCTATGGCGTTGCTGAAGATGGTGTGTATCAACTGGATGCCAAGGAATTAATCGAAGCAAAATTGGTAACAGGACAATTAGATTTAGGACAAGGGCAGTTAGTCCATCCTTTAGGAGCTTACCTTGAATATGAACTATCTGGAAATACCAGAAAGTTGGAAATTGGTGTGAGCACTACTCAAAGTGGTACCAAGCAAACCTATTACTATTTATTGCCTACAGAGAAAGCTGATTATCTGACCAATGGCCGTGTTTTATTTGGTCGGGGTTTACGTGGTCGTCATTTTGCATTTGAAATCAAAATATCAGGTGAGCATGGCTATATCAATGATTTAAATATTGATGTATCTGCTACAAAACGGAGAGTTTAAAAATGACAGTTACAGTTCCTCAGATTGATATTGTGACCAAAGAAGTCACAGAAAAACTCGATTATTTTGAGTGCAAAGTCAATAGTTATGCAGATGATGTATCAGAAGCTTTAAGTAATCTTACTGAAATTTCTGTTGCAGAAATTACCCCACCATCCAATTTGGCTAAACCTAATGAAACAGGTTTTGAACCACTAGAAGGTTTAACAGTACCTGAATTAAATGTTGAGCGTCCTGTACCGCCTGTCATTGATCTTGATATTGAACAACCTAAAGAGATCGTGAATCCTGAATTTACAGGTTTAAATATAGATATTCCTGATGCTCCAATTTTTTCAGAGGATTTATCTACACCTGATTTTATTGATGCGTCATTGATCCCTGAATTTGACACAGCAATTAATCCACCAACAGCACCTACTTTTAATGTTCAAAATTTTGATGCAGGCAACTTACCAGATAAGATTAATTTAAGTGATTTAATAAAAGATTTAGATTTAAGCGATCTGGAATTACCAGCAACACCAGAAGCACCAATTTTAAACTTACCTACAGCACCAAGTATGGATGTAATTTCGGTTCCATTAAGACCTGAAATTAATGACGATGTTGAAATGCCTGATGCACCCACCATTGTCATTCCAGAAATGGATGCAATGGAAAAAATTCAATTGCCTGATTTCAAATATGAAGAAATTCCTGTATTTGAAGGCAAGCCACCTGAGTTCAATATAGCGATTCCAGATAATATAGATGCTTTAATATCTGAAGCCAGTCAGGTTGTTAAACAGGATTATTATGCTTTTAATACTGAGAGTGCAATTAAGCCATTGGTATTGGAAATCCGTTCATGGCTGGATGGAAGTCATACAGGACTGGGTTTACCAGCAGCGGTTGAGCAATCATTATTTAATCGAGCAAGAGAACGTACCAGTCGAGAAACTGAACGAGCAGTACAAGAAGCTGTTACAGAGTGGGCAAGTCGTGGTTTTTCAATGCCACAAGGGATGTTGGCAAAGCAGGTCAGCGACATTCGTGATCAAGGTAAACTTGCTATTGCGGATTTAAATCGTGATATTTTAATTCAGTCTTTTGATAAACAGCTTGAGCATATCCGTTTCCTGACTGAGCAAGGTATGGCTTTGGAAAAAATGAAGCAAGATATGTGGCTTGCTTATGTTTCTAATACGATGGAATTGGTTAAGTTTCAAATTGACAGTAAAATCAGTGTGCTAAATGCTCAGATTAGTATTTTTAATGCTCAAAACTCTGCATTTGAAAGTTTGATCACAGTCTATAAAACTAAAATTGATGCAACCATTTCACGAATCAGTGCTTACAAAGCAATGCTTGATGCACAGGCAGTTATTGGACAACTCAACCAACAGAAAGTTGATGTTTTTAAAGCCAAAATTGAAGCAGTTATGACCAATGTTGAGGTATATAAGGCATTGGTGCAAGGTGCGACTGCACGAGCTGGATTGATTGCGACTAAATTTGATGCATATAAATCTGAGGTTCAAGCGTATTCTGAACAAATTGGAGCTGAAAAGCTTAAAGTCGAAGCATATGATTCTCAAATCAAGGCTGAAACGTCCAAAGCATCCATGTATGAATCTCTTGCTCGTATGTATGCAGCAACTGTAGATGGTGTATCTGCTAAAGCCAATGTTAAATCTAAGCAGATTGAACTCAACCTTGAAGCTGCACGTGTAAAAATATCTGAATATCAAGCAAATATTGAAGCGTACAAAGCGGAAATTGATGCAAAAATGGGTGTTGTTCAAAGCAATACATCAGCATTTAATTCACAAGTAGAATTGTTTAAAGCACAAGCTGACGTTGAAACATCCAGAGTAAATACTCAGGCAAGCGTTATTGACTCAATATCACGTACTAAAATTTCTTTTGCAGATGCACAAGCCAAGTTTGCTGAAATGCGTATGCGTGTTGGTATTGCCAATAGTGAGTCATTGGCTAGGTTTGCTGATATGAAATCTCGTACAGCGATTGCAGTATCTGAGGTGCATCAACATTATGCGGATCTAGCATTACGCACCACGATTGCCAATGCTGATGTTTATAACCGTTACATTGAATCTAAGTCACGAGTTTCTATTTCAAATGCCGAGATGCAAGCACGTTATGCTGACATGAACAGCCGAACTAATATTGCATTTGCAGAAACTCAGTCACGATATAATGACATGCTACTTCGTACTCAGATTGCAAATGCTGAAACGAAAGCAAGGTACGCAGATATGAATGTTCGTACCAATATTGCATTTTCAGAAATGCAGTTAAAAGAGTATGAAGCCAAGATGCAAAATGCGATACAAAAAGCACAGCTTGCATTAGAAGCAGCCAAAGCAGTGGGGCAGTTTTCAAGTCAGTTGGCGGCAGGGGCGATGTCGGCGATGCATGTGTCTGCTGGTATCAGTGCTGGTGCTTCAATTGGTGGAAGTGTTTCTGAGGGAACGAGTACAAGCCACAACTATAACTACTAATCCCTGTAAGGCTGGAGAAAAAGGCTCAAAAACTAAACCATACGTGATATTGCGATTTTCGGTGATAACTCATGTATGGTTTAAAGCGTTCTAAGAAAGATGGATCAGGACTGATTAAAGGTGCTGGAACAGGTACTTCGGATGATATTAAAAAACAGGTTCCAGCAGGCAGCTACATCATGCCGGCAGACTCAACTAATGATATTGGTGAAGATGTCTTAAGAGAAATAGGTGAACCTAAAGCAGAAGAATCAAAAGAAAGCTTAGCTGATGAAAAATCAGAAATGAAAGCTGATGATATAGCCGAAGGCGAAATGATGCCTACAGCTAAAGGTATGCCAAAGGGTAAAGGGATTCCAGTTAATGTCAGCAATGGTGAGTTTGAATTAACACCAAAACAGGTACATGCCATTGGTGTACAAGTGTTAAACCAAATGAAGAATGCAACACATACTAATGTTCCAGATCAGCAAGGATTTGGTTTAAGAAAGCGTGAAGGAATTGTGCCTCAACCAAGTGAAATTCAACTCGGTTTAAATCCTGAAGCCTTAGCAAACTATCAAAATAGTTCTAATGTAAAAATAGGAAAGAGTGGCAAGCCTGAGCTATTCTTTGTGAATGGTGGCGGAGTTGGTGTACCAGATGATTCATTTACTGCAGATGTTCTTCGCACTAATAGAGATGCTGCTGCAAACAGTATTAGTAAGGGAAATTATGCTCAAGGAGTAGGGCAGATGGTACGTGGTGTTGTGGGTGCGGTTCCTGCGGCTGCATACGATGTTAGTAAAAAGGCTTATGATACTGTTGGGCGACCAGTTGCTAATGCAATTGATGGTTTTCTAGGAACGGGTGGAGATCAATCTGCACCATCACCCAAACCAAATGCACAACCTAAACCCAAAGTACCAACAACCAATAACAATACAGGTGTGACAGATAATCCATTTGGCGATAAATCAGCACAGCAAGCAGCAGCACANNAAGATCAGCCGCAAAACCAGCAAAGCACTCAGTCAAATCCTTATGCGATTCAGCAAAAAGGGAATAGCTTTAGCTATAGTAATCCTGCGGCAGCAGCCCAAGCCCATGCAGCAGGTATTCCTGAACTGCAAAATTCTGGGTTTGGAATGAGGAGAACAAGTGATCCACGTGGCGTGGCTAATTTACTTGCCAATACCCGTGAAATAGGTCCCAATGATCAACAAATTCAAAATGCAATTGCACAGCGTGAAGCTTCTGTTGGAAATGGTGGTGGATTTGGT